TGATGGACAAACGATTAGAATACCCCGTAAAAAGTTAGAACTTATAAGGGAAGTTAATAAACAACTTACTAAAGAAACAGGACTTGTTATTGAAGAAGCCATTTATAGTAAAATGTTTATTAGGGACGTAAATAATTTGCGTCATAACCTCGTGAATTGCTGGAAATCTAAAGCTTGAGTCGTGAGACTAGATGTATGACAATCAGCAGCCAAGCTTATAATTACTTCGTAATTATTTGAAGGTTCAGAGACTATCGAAAACACATTATTTTATAATGGAAGTGAGTAGAGTACACTTAAAATTTAAGTGGAAGCGCGAGGTAATATTTTCATAATAACTATGTAACAATTATTTTGATATATAAAATATAATAATAAATTAATAGTAAAACTATTAAATTTTATTGTTATATGAAAATTATTAAAGAAAATTGTGATTGTTCCGGAATTTATGTAATTAAAAATTTAATAAACGGAAAGATATATGTAGGAAAATCAAAAAATTGTTACAAAAGACTACATCAACATTTATCAGATATTAAAATAGAATCAAGAAATTATAATGAAAATCCTCACTTATTAAATGCTTTTAAAAAATATGGTGATGAGAACTTTGATTATTATATAGTTGAAAGATTTAATGAAGAAGATGAGGAAATTCTTGAAAATTTGTTAAAAGAAAGAGAATTATATTGGATAAAAGAATTAGATTCTCTTAATAAAGAAAAAGGTTATAATTTACGATATGATTCAGAGGGAAAATGTTTTTGTTCAAAAGAAACTTCAGAAAAAATTTCAAATAGACTTAAAAAAGAATGGGAGTCTGGAATTAGAGATGGACATTCTGATAAGATGAAAGACTATTGGGCAAATAATGAAGAACGTAAAGAACAACAAAGAAAAATCATGTCTAAGAATAAAACTAAATATTTATATACAATATATGATCCTTCTGGAAAATTAATTACTGAAGAAGGTGATTATTCTTTATTAAAAGATTTAAAAATTGATTCTGTAAAAAGTAATTTTAAAAGAAAAAATTCTGATGATGTTATGTGTAAAGGTTACAGAGTTATTAGAAAAAATATTAAAGATATAGTCCACCCTTCTGAGAAATCAGAAGAATAAGTGAAATAACTATGGAGCTGTATATGAAGATTCTACTAAAGAGAATGAACATATTAAATTAAAAGGAGATTTTGAGGTAGACAAAGAATATCATAAAGATCCTTCTATGAGAATCGTTCCGTTAGCAGTCAAAAATTATTTTGTATATGGAATACCTATTGAAGAAACTATTAAAAAAGATAGGGATATATTTAACTTCTGTATGCAATTAAAAACTAATTCATCAAGTAATGCCTTTTTTAGACATCTAGTAGATGGAAAAATGGTAGATGAAAAACTTGGTAGAATGACTAGATATTTAGTTTGTAAAGGTAAAGACTCTGGAATACTCTTAAAAAGATTTGAAGACGGTCGAATAACTGGAGTAAATGTTGGATATTCAGTAACTATATTCAATAAAGTTTATTATTTAGATAATTGGAATGATTATAATTTAGATTATCAATTCTATATAACTGAAGCTAATAAATTAAAGAATCCGTTAATATATAAAGAATTAAATTTATTTGAACAATGAAAGAATTTAATGTAATTGGATATAATATAAATAGAAAAGAATTTGTTCCTTATAACATAATTCCACATCTTGTGTCCCGATATGAAATAAGAAGAGATAAACCAAAAACATTTGATGAATTTAAGGAATTTGTAAAGAATGAATCAATGTATCAATGGTGGTCAAGATGTGAATATGAAGTTATATTAAGTCCTTGGCCATATATAACTTCTCCTAGTGAAAGATACGATAAAAAAGGAGAAAATGATGTAGAAGCCTGGAAAGAACATTGGAAAAAATATATTAAAGAATGTAAAAAGATTGATGTTCATTATCAAGTAATGATGAATCTTGATATAATAACTAATTTAGTTATGGACAGTATAAATGAATAATCCAATTTATATAGGTAATGGTATTTTAGAACAAATTAAAGACTTTGGTTATAGTCGTCCATATACTATAACCAAAGAAACTATATTCAATTATTGGATGGATAGTTTTAAGAAACTTTATGAAGAATATCCATATGCTGTTGAATGGGATTATGAGAAATCTCTAAGAGAAATACTAGATTATTATGACTAAAGAATACAAAAAATGTTTAGAAGATCCTATATATTTTATAGAAAATTATTGTTTAGTTAATAATAAATCTATTAAATTAAAGGATTATCAGAAATCATTTATAAAATATGTAAATTATGATTAAGGGAATAAATGAACACGGATTTGTAGAAGATCTTGAATTAGCTAAAAGAATCATAAAAGAAAAATTTTCTGGATGGCCATTTAATCTACATGAACTTAAATGCTTCGGAGATACTAGTGTAGAAGAATGGTTAATAAGAGTTGATTCTGATTTAATTCAAGATAATGATGGTGGATTTACCATAAAACGAGATGATGGATATACTTTCTTAGGTGGACCAGATGGATGGTCTGGATTTATTATATGTGAGATTAATTCTTGGTTTAAAAATCTCAATTTAGGTGATACTAAATTTAAATTTAATCCCAATGAAAATGATCCGTTGTGTACTATATATGATGAAGAAGAACAAAAATTTATAACATTTATATTACACGAAACGGATTAGATTATGACTAAATTAGAATGGGAAAAATTGATTATAGAAAAAATCAGAACAGTACTTGAAACTATGATTTCTGAAAAAGATTTACATCCATATAAAAACTTAGGAAATGGATTGTATGAACTTCCAGGAAATATTATATGTAATAAAAGAGGACTTGATAGATATTTAAATAGTATATGAAATATAAAGTAAAAACACACGAATTATGTTGGTATAACAATTGTTATATAGTAGAAGCTGATTCTGAAGAAGATGCTATAGATTTAGTAGAATCTGGTGAAGATGTAGAATATAGTGATTACGATTTTACGGAACGAATAGATATTGAATCTATTGAAAAAATAAATCAATATGAAGATGAATAAAACTAAATTTACTGCTGTAGTTTTTTATGAAGACGAAACTACTGTACATAAATATGATTCATTAACAGAATTAATTCAAGATATATTTATTGCTGGGTGGGATAATCCTAATGACACCTGGATTAGAAATCCTTCAAAATATAGAGAACAAATATTAGAAGAAATCAATTATTATATTGATGAATTTATGAGAGATAGTCGTTTAAATATTTTTTATATAGAAAATAATGAAATACAAGAACTATCTCTTGACCAAATAGATGATGATGAATATATTACTGCATATCTAACATATTATGAAAATTAAAGAGTTGTTATATAAAACTCCAGAAATGAGTGAAGAAAAACTCTTAAAGATTATTGATGAAAATCTTTCTATTATGAGAAATTCTGCTAAAGATAGAATTAGGCAGCTTCACAAAGGAGAATATAATTTAGCTAAGGCATTTTTAGATGAATATGATTTAATTCAAGATAAGAAATCTTTTCTTACAAAAGGACAAAGAGAACAAATTGTCGGGTTTGTAGGAATGTGTATGATTCAAATGGCTAAGGATGATGGAACAAGAGGAAGTAACAATGTAGATTCCGTACAAGATATACAAGAAATTAAATGATTTAGGAATGTTAGGAGATGATGAACATTCATATAATGTCGGATTCTCTAACTATTCTAAACATTTTATACAGCCCTGGCATATATGGCAAGAATGGAACTTAAATCCATGGGATGCAGATGTTGTTAAAAGAATTCTCCGAGAAAAAACAGGAGAATCCAGAATTTCTGATTATGAAAAGATAATTCATATTTGCAACGAGAGAATACGCCAATTAAAAAATGAGAGTTGAAATAACTAGAGTAACATCTTGGACTGATGTTCTTAATGCAGCAAGATTTACTCAAAGATTATCTTTAAAAAGTGGAGAACCTTCTGTTAAATGGAAGAAAAAAATTATTAAAGCAGAACATTCTCCACTTAGATGTTTAATGTTTAATATTGATTTGTATGATATTCCAAGATTTGTTTCAGATCATTTAGTTAGACATGTACACGCACAACCGTTTGTATCTACTGGACGTTCTGATGTATTGGAAGAAAATCTTCCTAGAGATGAACAAAAAATGACAGACCTATATAATACTAGATTATTTCTTAATGCACAGGAAATAATTAATATTAGTAAAGTAAGACTTTGTAATAAAGCAGAACTTCCAACTAGACAAGTTTGGCAAACTGTTATAAAAGAACTTAGAAAGATAGAGCCAGAACTTGCCAATGCTTGTGTTCCTTCATGTTTATATCGTGGATTCTGTCCAGAAATTAAATCTTGTGGATTTGCAGATAGTGAACTATTTCATTTAAAAGTAAATGATTATATTAAATCTTTAAATTAAATATTATGACTGAAATTATTCAATGTAATTGTAAGAGTGAATTCCAAGACAATCTTTATGGCAAAGGATTGAGATTAGCAAATATTGCTGGTAAAGATAAACCTACAGCTTATCGTTGTACAGTTTGTGGAAAAGAATACAGAATTGGAGAGGCTAAGAAAAAATGAGAATAGATAATTTAGAATTTAGACCTGCTTCTTATTTACTTCCAAAAGAAAAATGGCCTGAAAATCCAAGTTGGAGTATAGTTCTATGGTATCCTAATTCTTATTATGGAACAGATAATGATTATCCAGAAGATCCTACTGACAATTCATATAGACTTCATCCAAAATATCCATATCATAGAATACACAAATCATGTTTTAAAAATCCAGAGTGTTGTTTTACAATAGCATCTTTTGATTATAACGAGCATGAAAATTATTATGAAATTCAATTTTGTCTTGATAGACCTATTGAATATTTAAATACTCCAGAAAAACGTGAAAATTTCTGGAAATTACTACAATACGGTAATGAATACTTAAATAAAACAGAAAATGAATAAATTCATAGAATATGATATTCATAATAGCATTATTCAAATGAAATGTGCTATTATGAATATTCTTGACGCTTTAGATAAAATGGAAATAGATTCGTACGAATTTAATCTTTATACGTCTCCTTTTTTAATAAAAGACTGTATGAGACAATCAGGATGGGAATTTAATAAAGATATAATTTGTTCTCCTTCTAAAAGAGATTTCGTACTTACTGATGATTATATATTAAAATTATATGAATAATACTCCGACTTTAACAGAATCTGAAGAAGAACGTGCTCCTTGGAATCAAAAATCTAAGAAACTTACTATAAATATTTCAGAATGTCTTAGTACCACAGTAGATATAGAAGTTCCAGAAGATTTTGAAGATTATGATAATAAAGAATTATTAGAAAATTTTGTAAGAGAGCAGATAATTCTTCCTTCAGAAGTAATTTTGGAAAATAGTCAAGATTGTTGGTATACTGATGAATTTTGGGTAGGAATATGAATAATTATTATATAATAAAGAATGGAAAACTTTGTAAGTTAACTAAGTGGAAATTATTTATAAGAAAACTATTAAGTTATTTTACAAAGTTTAAATTAGTTAATACTTGGAAATACGAAATAATTCCTCTTGAAGATAGAAAATATTGTTTTAAACTATCGCCTAAAGAGTATGAAGATTCCGAAAAAATTTATAAAGAAAAGGGAACTATTTCATATGAATTTTATCCTTGTGCTGGAATAGGTTGGGGAGTTAAAGTACATGTATTAAAAATAGATGAAACGATTGATATAACTGATGTAAGTAATTGGTAAAATGGATATTGATAAATTAATTAAACTAGCAACTCTTGAAAAGAACGGAGCTGCTAAAGAAGCTTTTAGAGCTATTAAAGCTGAATTACTTTTAAATAGTTCAGCTAAGAATCCAAAACCTGAAGGAAAGTTTATTTGCACAACAGGATTAAATTCTTGGATGGAAAATGTAGAAATTAATGAACTTGATCTTTCAATTATTAGAAAACTAATTAAAGAGAGGGAAGAGCAAGTTTCTATGTATGATGCTAATAGTCGTAAAGATTTAGCTGATATGTATAGAGAACAAATGAAATATCTAAAAGAACTTCTTCCTCCAGAAGTTTCTAAAGAAAGAATTCAAGAAGCTATTTATGGATTATATCCTTATGGATTTGAGAAAAAAGAAATGGGTAAAGTAATTAAAGAAATTAAAGATATTTATCCTACAGCCGATGGAAAGTTAATTTCGGAAATAGTTAAACAATGTATTGTATGAGATGGTTTTTAAGATTTA